TTCCACGAGAGCTGGCGCCGCGCACAAATTCAAACACCGGAGGTGAGTTGTGGGTGAAGTAACGAAAATTGCATGGTGCGATCACACGTTCAATCCGTGGATCGGCTGCACGCGTGTTTCGCCGGGAATTTTCTCTAGCGATAACTAAAACACATTAGAAACTGGACCGTTTCTTGCGCGAAACATAATATTCACCCCCGTAATCACCACAGGAGGCATCAAAAATGACCTTGTCAGTTGCCAAAATCCGAAAGTTGCAGCCCAAAGACAAGAAATTCATGGCCTCAGATGGTCATGGACTGCGTTTGTTAGTCCAACCGGGCGGCACAAAGACCTGGATTTGGCGCTACAACCTCGCAGGGCGCGTCGGTGAGGTCAAGTTGGGCCGATACCCTCAGATGTGCATCGCGGACGCACGGCGGCGGTGTACAGTCCTCGCAGCGGCCATTCTGGACGGGGTCTCGCCCGCCCAACAGAGCAAAAAGGAGAAACTTGCGCGCCAACGGGTTGAAACCGTCCAAATGTTTGCCGAGAAATGGGTAACAACCCACGTCGCGCGGCGCCGTAAGGATATTGCGCCCCTGCGTAGGTATCTAGATCGAGATATCTACCCGGTAATTGGCAATCGGGCCATCGCTTCGATTCACGTAGATGATGTGCGAGAGCTGATCTTCAAACGTGTTGACGCAGGCCATCCTCAAGCCGCGCGCGCTATCCGCAACATTCTGAAAAGGTTGTGGGACTACGCTATTGCTCGCGGTGTCGCGGATAAAAATCCGGCGGATGCTATCCCGGCCAAGTTTGTAGCACCACTGAGCGAACGCAATCGCGCGCTCAAACCAGCAGAGCTCACGATCTTTCTCAAAGCCCTGGATGCAGCTCGGATTCGTCCTGATCTTCGAACGGCTGTGCTGTTCATTCTATTGACTTTGACACGGAAAGGCGAGGCACAAAACGCATGCTGGCAGGAGTTCGATTTAGATAGAGCGGAATGGTCGCTGCCTGAAGCGCATGCAAAAACCGACGCGCCGCTCATCATTCCGCTGAGTAGGCAAGTTGTGGAACTGCTGAGAGCGCAGCGCGAACGGCACCCGCGTTCGACAGTTGTGTTTCCCGCGCGTAATGCCGATCACACTCCAATTAGCGAAAGCACGCTGAATAGGGCTTTGAGCCACATTCCCATGAACATCGAACACTACTCGATCCACGATCTACGGCGTACAGCCGCAACTAATTTGTCCGAGAAAGAATATCCGCAAGATGTGATCGAGAAAGCTTTGAATCATAAGTTGAAAGGGGTCCGCGGAATCTATAATCGGGCTCAATATTCCAAGCAACGCGGCGAGATGTTGCAATTCTGGGCTGATTGGATCGACGATCTTAGGAGGGCTTAGTGGACAGCCAACAAGAAGAATACCGCGAGTTCGCGCGGGCAAGTTGAAGAATTAGCGCGGTTTCGTGGCACACAAGTAAAAGAGAGATAAGAGCAGGCGGTTGCGGGATAGGCACAGCTTAAGGGCTGTGGGTGATGTCTGCCAACCCCATATATCCATGATCCCGAAAGGGCCAGCCGCCTCACTCTATTGGAGGGTAATGATCGCAACCTATTGACAGCGTAGCAGTTATGGCGCTCGCGGGTCCTCCCCGGGCGACCCTCCGTTGAGGGTGACGCAGCACCCCACGTGTCTTCTAGCGCCAGCCCTAAAAACCGCGATTTCCGTTTCCGATTATGAAAAACGATAAAAACGTGCTGATGTTGACCGTGGCGGAGACAGCAAAGCTCCTGCGAGTCACTGACAGGCATATTCGTAACTGGATAAAAGACAAAGGTTTACCGGCCGCCACGATGCCCGGAGTTCAGCGTCTCGACGCCGCCGCGGTTGTTACGTGGTTCCTCGATTTTCGCCTCACAGAAAACGGAAATTCCGGAAATCGCGCGGCTTCTGACCCCGGCGGCGAGCCCCTTGAGACCTTCGACGAAGCCCTGGCCCGGAAAACTCGCGCCGAAGCCGATCTGAAAGAGCTACAGTTGGCCCGTGAGCGGGGTGAGGTGGCGGCTATCGCAGACGTGGAGCGCGTCCTTGCCTCTGCTAATAAGTCTATTCAAACCCTCATGTTAGCGTTGCCGTCAAGCCTCGCCCCTCAACTCATTGGCCTTGCGGACCGCGGTAAAATCTTCGCCGTCATCGACCGGGCCGTCCGTGCGACTTTATCCAACCTTGCCAGCATCGACGCGGTGCGCCAGACGCACTCCGCGGTTGAGGACGAAGACGAATGATCGCCGCCTTATTTGTGATGAAGCATGGTTGTTACTCCAGCCTACCCGGCGTGGACCTTTGGGATAAAGACCGGGATGCCAGGAAGTACCCCGGCCCGTATCCCGTTGTGGCTCATCCCCCGTGTGAGCGGTGGGGGCGTTATTGGGGTGGAGCTCCTACCACTTGGCCGCGGCTGAAAAAGGGCGACGATCACGGGTGTTTTGCAGCCGCGCTTGCTGCCGTCCGTAGGTGGGGGGGCGTCATTGAACATCCCGAGGGGTCTGCGGCCTGGCCTGCATACGGCCTAACCTCGCCCCCGCGTGGCGGCCAGTGGATTTCAGCCGATTGGTTGACTGGCAATCAAGGCTGGACGTGCTGTATAGAACAGGGAGCATACGGGCACCCCGCCCGCAAGGCAACCTGGTTGTATGCCTGTGGCGTCGAGTTGCCGGCGTTGAAATGGGGGCCAGCACCCGGCGATTTCGCACGGCTCGAAGACGGGTTTCACAGCAAAGAGGCGCGCGCCCGCGCAATCAAAACAGGTATTTGCCAACGTCTCTCAAAAAATCAGCGCATGGCTACGCCACCGCTATTTCGGGACATGCTGATTTCTATTGCGAAAACCGCGCGGCCCGGTGGCTCTGAATGACAACCGCACCGCACCGCATCTATCAAACCTCTGCCGAGGGCCTGACCGCCCTGGGCGCAGCCTTCACTCACGCGATCCGCCTCTACCGGCCGCCGGATCCGCTTACCCTCTCCCAATGGTCAGACAAATATGCCTACATTCCCAAAGAGTCCGGCGCCTTCCCCGGCAAGTTCCAAACCAGCTTTGCGGAATACCAGCGCGGCATCATGGATGCCATCACCGACCCCGACACGGAAACCATCGTCCTGATGATGTGCGCCCAATCCGGCAAGACCCAGATCCAGCTCAACACGGTGGGCTACTACAGCCATTGGGAGCCGTCCCCCATACTCTTTGTGCAGGCCAGCTTGAGTGAGGCCGAGAAATTCTCGAAGAACCGCGTAGCGAAGATGATCCGCGATACGCCGGTGCTCAAAAAGCTCTTTCCCTCCCCGCGTTCGCGTGACTCGGGGAACACTCTACTCAATAAAGAATTCCTGGGCGGCGTCCTCGTCCTGGCCGGATCGAACGCGCCCGCCGGCCTCAGCTCCATGCCTATTCGAATTGTCGAGATGGATGAGGTGGATCGCTGGGAAGAGTCCGCCGGCACAGAGGGCGATGGCGCCGACCTTGCTAAAAAGCGTACGCAGACTTTTTGGAATCGCAAGATCATTATGGCCTCTACGCCGGCTATTAAAAACCTCTCCCGCATCGAAAAAGCCTACGAATCCAGCGACAAACGCCGCTATTATGTACCCTGCCCGCATTGCGGTGAGATGCAAGTGCTCGAGTGGCCGCGCCTGCAATACGTCACCGAGCCCAGCGGCCCGCAAAACCGCCCGCGTGTTACGGACTTTTGGTATGAGTGCATCAAGGGCTGCATCATTCAAGAGTCGGCTAAATTCGAGATGATCCGCCGCGGCCAGTGGCGCGCCACCTCCGAGAGCCACGATGGCAAAACCGCCGGATTTCAACTCAACGCGCTCAACTCCCCGGTGGTTGATTGGCTCAAACTCATTCACGAGTGGCTCGAATCCCACGGTAGCCTTGAGCGGAAAAAAGTTTTTATCAACACCAATTTAGCGGAGACATGGGAAATACGCGGCACCGGCGCGGATAGTTGCGACCTCGAGAAGCGCAAGGAGAAATTTAGGGAGTTGCTGCCCTCCGGCGTGCTCTATCTCACCGCCGGCGTTGATACGCAAGATGATCGCGTGGAGTGCTCCGTTATCGGCTGGGGCATGGACGATGAACGGTGGGTGATCGATCACCGCGTGTTTGAGGGCGATCCGTCGTTACCGGACACGGACCCCGGCAGCCCATGGGCCGCGCTCCGCGTGTTCCTGCTGGAGGATTGGGAACACGCCCTCGGCGTCACCATGCGTGTGCGGTGCGCCCTGGTTGACTCCGGCGGCCATCACACAGAGCGGGTGTACGAATTCACGCGGAAGCACGAGCTGCGCCGCTGGCACGCCATTGTGGGCCGCTCCGGCATCGGCCGCCCACTTATCTCTTCCGAGCATAAGATCGGACCCTACGAGACAAAGCTCTTCACCGTGGGCGTGGATACAGCCAAAGAGGATGTGTTCACCTCGCTGCGCGTTGCGGAGCCTGGGTCCGGCTATTGCCATTTCAGCGATACTTTACCGGCGGAATATTTCCGCCAACTGACCGCGGAAAAGCTAGTCACGACTAAAAAGGACTTCCACACCACGATGCAATGGGTCAAGATCGGCGAGCGCAACGAGGCTCTGGATTGCTTTGTCTACGCCCGCGCCGCGGTTGCCGTGCGCCGGCCCAACTTCCGCAAGATCGCCAAGAGCCTCTTCCGCGCAACAGAAAAACTCCGTCTTGAGCGTGAGGCCGCCGGTATGCCAGTCCCCGCGCCCACCGAGGAATACATTGGCTCCGATCCGGAATCAGTTGAAAGCGAAACGCCGTCCGATTGGGCACAGAAGACAGCCGATATGGCTGTGAAACTGGCAGCGGTGCTCACCCAGGCAGCAAAGCCAATCCCAGTGCGCCGCCGGCCCTCCGCCGCATCCCGGCTCCGCAACTTTGGCCGCACCCTTTGATTTTCATTAACGTCGTTGGCACTACGGTGCCTCAAGAAAGAAGGAAAGAAAGATCATGAGTGAATCGTTGTATATGCCGGGGAAGTTTGGGAAAGAGACGGTATATACGTCTCCGAGGATGCTTGTGGACCAATTACGGAGAGAGTTTCCTTTCTCGGTAGACGTGTGCGCGGTGAATGAAAATGCTCAGTGCGACCGCTATTTCAGCCCTGACCCAACCGACTCTGAAGCCTCTGGAGTCAACGGGCTTCTCCAATCATGGAAGGGTGAGGTCTGTTGGATGAACCCTCCGTATGGGCGCGAAATATCTGCATGGATAGATGCTGCCTGCGAAAGGAGCGCAGACGGTGATTGTGTTGTGGTCGCCCTTGTTCCGGCCCGAACGTCAAGTCCTTGGTGGCATCAAGCAGCCGAACATGCTGCAGAGTGCAGGTTCCTGAGGCACAAGACCTACTTCACGGAAACTTACTCAGGGAAGAAGTACATCCCATTTCTTGGGATATGCGTATTCGTCTTTGATGCGAACCGCAAAGACGGCGAATGCAGATACAGTCTTATGCGGCAAGAGAAGGCGGCTTAGGTACCGTCGCGAACGGCAAACCATGCTTGCCAACGCTTAAACGGCCTAAATTCGCGCTAAATTGCCAATGTTGCCCATAGTCAAGCTATGGGCAACTTACTCAATCCAGCTACCCCGATCACCCAATTCTACGACTCTGATATCCCGCTGGAGCCTACCGACCTCCGCGCCGGCGATACCTGGAATTGGATTCGCGTATTCCCCAATTACCCCAGCGGCCTCTATCAACTCAAGTACATCCTCAA